TTCAGTAAGCTACGCTTTATGATTGTAGGGTGTGAGTGTAAGTGGGTGGTGATAGATCACCTTCACATGCTTGTCTCTACTACAATAGAGGGAGATGAAAGAAGATCTATAGATGCTATCATGCATAGGCTTAGAACGCTTGTAGAGGAGACAGGAGCAGGTATTATACTTGTGTCGCACCTCAGACGCATTGATGGTAACAAAGGCCATGAGAACGGCATAGAGACAGGTCTAAGCCATCTAAGAGGTAGCCAGAGCATAGCACAACTCAGTGACTGTGTTATCTCCCTTGAGCGTAATCAACAAGCAGATGATCCTAGAGAAGCGTCAACTACTAGAGTCAGGGTACTTAAAAGTAGATACACTGGTGATGTAGGTATAGCTTGTCATTTGCTTTTTGATAATGACACTGGCAGACTGTCTGAGATAGAAGGAGCTAACGAAGTAGATGAAGAGATTAGTATTTGATATAGAAACCGATGATCTGTACGCAACTAAGATATGGTGTCTTGTTGCTAAGGATGTTGAGGACGGCAAGGTATACTCATACGGCCCTGATCAGATAGACGAGGGTTGTCAACTACTATGCGATGCAGATGAACTAATCGGCCATAACATAATAGGATTTGATCTACCTGTCATACGAGATCTTACTAGGTTTAAGACGATAGGATCAGGTCAGAAGATAGTTGACACTCTTGTTCTATCTAGATTATTTGACCCTACTAGGGAAGCAGGTCATGGTCTTACGCCTTGGGGCTTCAGGCTTAAATCAAATAAGATAGAGTTCAATGATTTCTCTGGTGGGTTTACGCAAGAGATGATGGACTATTGTATACAGGACGTAGAACTAAATGCTAAAGTTTATGAAGCTCTAAAAGAAGAGTCCAAGGGTTTTTCTAGGGAGTGTGTAGATCTTGAGCATAGGGTGACTGAGATCTTGAAGGAGCAGGAGGCACATGGATTCTTATACGATGCAATGGGAGCTGACTTGTTACTTGCTGAGTTACGCGAGACAATCGCTAAAACGGAGGCAAAAGTTAAGGCAGTCTTTAAACCAAAAGTAACTAGAACCAAACTATATCCTAGACTTACCAAGACGGGTAAGCTAAGTAAGATGGCAGATGAGTGTCACTATAAGAGTGGATCAGGTGTTAGACTGAGTGAGTCGGAGCACGAGCTTCTTACTTATAAGATGGGTAAAGTAAATCAAGATATATCTTCATGTGATCCAGTGGTCAGAAGAAGGACTAAAGATTTTAACCTAGGTTCTAGGCAACAAATAGGAGAGTACTTGCAGGAGTTTGGTTGGAACCCAACTGAATATACTGCACATGGTAGACCTATTGTGAATGAAAAGACTCTAGCTGAGGTGAAGGGTATACCTGAAGCTGATTTGATAAATGCTTATCTGATGTATCAGAAGAGAGTATCTCAGATTAATTCATGGAACGAGGCAGTTCAAGACGATGGAAGGATACATGGTTTTGTCATATCAAATGGGGCCGTGACGGGTCGCATGTCTCACCGCTCTCCAAACGCAGCTCAAGTACCTAACTCATCTTCTCCGTATGGTTCTAGATGTAGATCACTGTGGACTGTGCCTGATGGTTATAATCTAGTAGGTATAGATGCTAGTGGACTAGAGCTTAGGATGTTAGCACATTTTATGAACGACAAGGAGTATACAAATGATATTCTCAACGGAGACATTCACACCACTAATCAAAAGCTTGCAGGACTTGAATCAAGAGATCAGGCTAAAACTTTCATCTACGCCCTCTTGTACGGAGCAGGAAATGAAAAGCTTGCTCTCGTGGTCGGAGGAAATAAGCAAGATGGCTCTAGACTTAGAGAATCATTCCTCAATAATCTACCATCATTCGCAACTCTTAAAGAACAAGTTGCTAGAGCTTCAGAAAGAGGATACCTCAAAGGATTAGATGGCAGGAAGTTATTTGTAAGATCAGAACACTCAGCCCTCAATACCTTGTTACAGGGTGCAGGTGCTATAGTAATGAAGAAGGCATTAGTTATTCTAGATGACTATATCAAGGATCTAGATGCTCACTTCGTAGCTAATGTGCATGATGAATGGCAGATTGAGGTACGTGAAGATCAATCAGAAAAGGTAGGTGAGTATGGGGTGAAGGCTATTAGAGAGGCAGGGGAATACTTTAATCTTAATTGTCCTTTGGACGGAGAATACAATGTCGGTAAAAACTGGAGTGAAACTCATTGACATAGATTATGAAGATGTTGCAAAAGCTAAAAACTTAGCTACAGAACTAGGTCATTTAAATAATTCTATTACAAAAGGAAAAGGAAATATCTACGGATTTATAGGAGAACTAATAACCGCAAAATTTTTAAACACTAAGCTGTCTAACACCTACGACTATGATCTAATACATAATGGGATTAAACTAGATGTTAAGACAAAGAAAGTGTCTTCTGAGCCTAAGAATTATTATGAATGTTCAGTTGCTAATTTAAATACAAAGCAAGACTGTGATGCTTATGTATTTACTAGAGTTATGAATGATTTATCAAGGGGTTGGATATTAGGATTTATGCCTAAAAAAGAATACCTAAGCAAAGCTAAGTTCTTAAAGAAAGGAGAAGTAGACCCATCAAACAACTGGACAGTCAGCACGGATTGTTATAATTTAAGTATTTCTAGTTTGAAACCTATCGAGGAGTTAATATGAAACCAAAGCATAGTCCAAGCAGAACAGGTGACATGGCTGAACACTACGCTATTACTTATCTGTGGGATAATGGCTATCATGTATTCAGAAACTGTGGATGCACTGGCCCTGTAGATATTGTAGCTATTAGTCCAGATGGAGATGTCAAACTGATAGATGTCAAATCTTATAAAGATAGTAGGTTATCAGCTAGGACGGAGGAGCAGAAAAGGATGGGTGTGCAGTACTTACACTACAATTCTAAGTCTCGTAAGATAAAGTTTGTTAAGCATAGAAAACAAAATGACGGAACATAAATCTGAAGGTGGTCATTGGTACGATAGAGATGGAGAACCAAGATACACTATCAAAGGTGCTAATGGTAAAGAGAGAAAAACAACTTTACGAGATGCAAAGAAGAATGGATATGTACCATCTGTTACTACTGTAATAGATATTCTAGACAAGCCATCTTTAAATGTGTGGAAAGTTAATAAAGCTTTAGAAGCTTCTATATCTCTACAGAGAAAAGACGATGAGACTGACAGTGGGTTTATCAATAGATGCAAACAAGAGTATCAAAAGATAGGATCAACCGCAGCTTCAGAGGGAACAAAAATACATGCCTTGATAGAAGAAGGCTTTCTAAATAAAACAACAAACAAAACTTATGAAGTTGTTCAAGATTATTTAGATAAGTCGTTTCCAAACCAACAGTGGATAGCTGAGGATTCTTTTTGTTCTAGCTTAGGTTATGGTGGTAAGATAGATCTGTATTCTAAGTCTGGAATATTTGTTGACTTTAAAACAAAAGACTATCTTAAAGGTAAGAAGCCTTCGTCTTTAGCTTTTGATTCTTATGGGATGCAACTATCAGCGTATGGACAAGGTTGTGGGTTTGACAAAATAAAAAGAGTTTCTATTTTTATAGACAGACAAGAGCCTACCTTTATACTTGGACATGTGTGGGATGATACACACAACAAACATAAAGAAATGTTTAACAGTTTGCTTACGTATTGGAAGCTAGTTAAAAACTATGATCCTTCTTTTGTGCTTGACAAAACGTCAAATGAAACCCTATAATAAAAGGTTTACCATGAATAGTAATAAACTAAAACAAATAAACAGAAAAACAGAGAGATTGTTAGTAGAGTGGCTTTCTATGATGGTATCTGAAGAAGAAGCTAAACAAATAAACACAAAGAACATTATGCAGTTTATGCCTACAGAGATACACGCTCCTCTCAACACTGGCGTTAGATGTGTACCTATGACTCCTAGATGGATAAAGAAGGAACTAAAGAAGCTGGTCAAAAAAGACAAAAGCTTTGATGTTGACTCTATAACATTAGGTGATTTAGAACAGATAGCAGAGAGACAAAGAGTGTTGCATGCCAGCACGTAAGCCAAGAGTAAAAAGACCTAACCTCAGACATCTTGGATATGATTCGATATGGGAAGCTAACCTACACGAATCTATTTTAAAAGATTGGAAACATCATACTGAGTCTGTATCTTATATAACTCATCATACATACAAGCCTGACTTCATAAGAAAGATCAAAGGTAAGAAGATATTGCTAGAATCTAAAGGTAGATTCTGGGATCATGCTGAATACAGTAAGTATCTTTGGGTTCAAAAAGCTTTACCTAAAAACACTGAATTGGTATTCTTATTTGCTAACCCTGCTTCTCCCATGCCCGGAGCTAAAAGGAGAAAGGATGGAACTAAACGTACTCATGCTGAATGGGCAGAGACAAATGGATTTAGATGGTATAGTGAAGATACTATGCCAGATAAATGGATAGATGTATCAGCTAAAGATACAGAAGATTTTAAGAAACGTAATGACAAAACTAACAAGGAGTTTGAGTAGTGAGTATTGATGACGCAACACCAGAAGAATGGGATAACGCATACAATAATGCTTTAGGTAAGTCTTATTCTAAGATAATTAACAGCACAATAACAGATAATGTTAATCATCCTCCACACTACAACAGAGGGGGAATAGAGTGTATAGAAGCAATACAAGCCATGCTAACACCTGATGAGTTTGTAGGCTATCTACGTGGCAACTCTTTGAAGTATCGTTGGAGAATGAGATATAAATCTAATCCAGTTCAAGATATGGAGAAGGCTCAGTGGTATGAGAAAAAGCTGATGCAATTTTGGCTGGAGAACAAGGATGATCTGGGATAGGAAACAAGAAAGAAGTAAAGCTTTTAACAGAAAGAAACAAGCTAAGAACAAAGCAAGAACCAAGAACTACAGAAAAACACAGCTAAGAGAGAAGGAAGATTTTGATGATATTAAAAACTGGCAAAGAGGATTATCTGGGGATACAGATTGACTATGATAAAGAAGATAAACTAACTGAGTTTTCTTTAGCAACATTAAAAGATAGATACTTATATGGAGATGAGACACATGCTCAACATGCTTTTGCGAGGGCTTCTGTATTCGGTGCTACGTATCAAGGAGTTACTGATTTCAATTTTGCACAGCGACTTTATAACTACGCAAGTGATAATTGGTTCATGTTTAGCACTCCTATCCTTAGTAACGGTGGACTTGAGCGTGGTCAGCCTATCTCTTGCTTTCTTAATTATGTTCCTGATTCAAGGGGCGGTTTATCTGATCACCATGATGAAAACATATGGTTGGCCTCAGCAGGTGGAGGTATCGGTGGATATTGGGGTGATATTAGGAGTAATGGCGTATCTACTTCTAACGGCAGTGAGTCTACTGGTAGTATTCCTTTCATGCATGTAATTGATTCTCAGATGTTAGCCTACAATCAAGGCAAAACAAGAAGAGGATCTTATGCAGCGTATATGGATATATCTCATCCAGAGATTGAAGAATTCATAGCCATGAGAAAAACAACAGGTGGAGATCTAAATCGTAAGTGTCTTAACCTACATAATGGTGTAAATATTACAGATGAATTTTTACAAGCTGTAAAACAAGATCAACCTTGGAGACTCATAGATCCTAAAACTAAAACAGCTATCAAAACATTACAGGCTAGGGATCTATGGTGGCAGTTAATCCACACTAGAGCAGAAACAGGAGAACCTTACATAGTTAACTTAGACAGGTGTAATGAAGCAATGCCCAGACCTCAGAAAGATATGGGTTTAAAAATTAGACAGAGTAATTTATGCTCTGAAATAACGCTTCCTACAGATGAAGAACGTACAGCAGTTTGTTGTTTGTCTAGTGTTAACCTAGAATATTTTGATGAGTGGAAAGATGATCCTTTCTTCGTACAAGATTTAATTAAAATGTTGGATAACATTCTTGAGCACTTTATATCTAACACTTCTAATGTAGCTGATGCATTGGAAAAACCAAACACATTACAGGAGTTTATGAATTATGTCAGAGAGGGAGAAACTCGTGATAAACAAAAAGAATACAACGGCAAATCAAAAGCCGCTTATTCAGCATATAGAGAACGTGCAGTCGGCCTTGGAGCAATGGGCTTTCATAGCTACCTTCAACGTAATTCAATTCCTTTCGAGGGAATGTATGCAGCCTCCTTCAATAACAGATGCTTTAAATATATCAAAGAACAGGCTGAACAAGCTTCTAAACTTCTTGGCGAGTCTAGGGGCGAGGCTCCTGACATGGTTGGTACTGGTCTTCGTAATTCTTGTTTGCTTGCTGTTGCCCCTAATGCTTCTAGTAGTATTATATGCGGTGGAACGAGTCCTTCTATTGAGCCAATCAGGGCTAACGTCTTTACGCACAAAACTCTCACAGGTTCTTTCAAAGTAAAAAACAAATATTTAGAATTGCTTCTTGATCAGAGAGGTATTAATAACGATAAGACTTGGCAGAGCATAGCAGCTAATGAGGGATCTGTTGAACATTTAGATGAGCTAACAGATGAAGAAAAAGAAGTATTTAAAACAGCACCAGACATAAATCAGATATGGGTTGTTGAACATGCATATCAAAGGCAAAATTATATATGTCAGTCTCAGTCAGTAAATTTATTCTTTATACCTCCTCCAGCTACGGCTGATCAAGAGATACATGATGAATACTTACAATATGTACACAACGTACACTGGACAGGAGCTAACAAACTTAAATCTATGTATTACTTGAGATCTAATGCTGCTAGAAATACAGAGAATGTTAATGTTAAAATACCAAGGATTAACTTAGAAGAGCAAGAGTGCTTGAGTTGTGAAGGATAAAATTTGGACAATTTGGAAATACACTATAGGAAGTTTTAGTGATGATAAAACAGTAGAATATGATAATGCAATCGCAATCCTACGAACCTTCATTGTACTAGTAAACTTTATAACTTGTTTTTTCATCATAGCTAATGTAATTAAAAACTGGTAAAAATATGAAAAATAAATTGATGTGGTTCTATCACTGCTGGAATAGCATAATGAATTTAAAGTACAACCCTATTGGGTATATTCCAAACCTAAGTATACAGATGTACTTTATGATAATCTTGTCTATACTCTGGACATTCACATTCTGCACTCTAATAGCTGGATGGTTGAATGTAGTCTCACTTGTATACGGACACGTTGCATTTATCTTTTCAGTCTTTTTTACTTATAGTATTTTTGAAGACGCAAAAAGAAATGGAAGAGAATGGTTTAGTAAATGGGAAAGAGACTATACTCTTTCAAGAGCATTTAAAGAAAAAGATAAAACAAAAAACGCTTGCAAGTGGGATTTGGAGAAAGAAGCATGAGAATTATATTACCAATACTTTTATTAGTTGGATGCACAAGTACTGACTACAAACCAAACAAGTGGCACTATCAAGGCCCAGATCATGTTAACTGTAGTTATGATAGAGAGCTTTTAAAAGTATGTAAAAAGATGGGGCCATATTGGATATGTGAGTGTATGTACACATAGGAGGGACTATGGGAAGAGAAATAACAGGCTTTATAATTTTGATTGTTACATTAGGTCTTTTAGGATTTTCGATACTTGCGTGGCCTGATGATTTAAACAAAGCAGAGCAAGAGTACTATGACTCTAAATCAAGATGTGAGGATTACTCATGGCAGATGTGACACATGATAAATGCGACACCCCTGATTGTTGTGGAGAGTGTGTAGATGATCATCCTATATACAAGTGTCAATTCTACATATGGGAAGAGAACAGACTAACTAATTACACGGAGTGGATTAACTACTATAGAAAACAAGAAGAGGAGGAAAAACGTGAAGGAAAAAATTATACAAGCATTGAGGAACTCACTAGAAGCATCTGCTGATAGACACAGAGTTAATGTGGGTATACTATTAGAAAGCCACGCAGCAGTGGCAGAACATCCTGACATAGTTCAGACTATAGAAGGAGAGCTAGAAAAAATATCAATGTACGAAAGCAAATTGGAGGCATTACGTGAGTTTATTGGAGACTAGAGATTACTACAAACCATTCGATCATCCTTGGATGTTTGACTATTACTCTCAGCAGAATCAGATGCACTGGTTCCCTGAAGATGTACCATTGCATAATGATGTAAAGGATTGGCAGACATTAGATGATAACGAAAAGAATTTATTAACACAGATATTTAGACTGTTTACTCAGTCAGATGTGGATGTTAGTTCTGGATATGTTGACAGGTATATGCGTATATTTAAAAAGCCAGAAGCTCGTATGATGATGGGTGCTTTTAACAACATGGAGTCTATACATCAGCATGCTTATAGTCTGTTGTTAGATACCGTAGGAATGCCTGAGATTGAGTATAAGGCGTTTGCAGAGTATGAAGCTATGGCAGATAAGCATGAGTATGTGGACGCTGTACGAGTCACTAAGGGCGATAAGGGGTCAATAGCTAAAGCACTTGCCATCTACTCTGCATTTACTGAAGGACTACAACTATTTAGCAGTTTTATAATACTGTTAAACTTCCCTAGATTTGGGAAGATGAAGGGGATGGGACAGATAATTACCTATAGTATACGTGATGAGTCACTGCACGTAGAAGCAATGACAAAGTTATTTAGAGAGTTCATACAAGAAAACCTAGATATATGGACAGATGATTTTAAGAAACAGATCTATCAATCATGTAGAGATATGGTAGGTTTAGAAGATAGGTTCTTGGATCTCGTGTTTGAAATGGGTGACATAGATGGGTTAACTAAGAAAGAGATGCAACAATATATCAGATACATTGCTGACAGGAGACTTTTACAACTAGGACTAAAACCTAATTATAACGTAAAAGACAATCCAATAGGTTGGCTAGATGATGTATTGGGTGTAGAACATCAAAACTTCTTTGAAGGTAGGGCTACTACTTATATGAAAGCTGGACTCAGAGGTGATTTAGGTAAGGTCGAGTTTGCATGAGAGAAGGTAATATAATATCTTTTAAAGTATTTATAGACGCTAAGGGGAGACTTATGACTGAATACAGTAAGCTCCCCTCTAGCAAAGTAACCAAAGTGTTTGATGAATATGATAAACCTTTCATAGATAAGATTCTAAAAGAACTAGAACCAAAACTAGAAAACTTACATAATCAGTTAGAGTTAGAGTTAGAAAGACTTACTTAACTACTTTCATGTGTAATCTTTGTCTACTGATAATCTTATCACTAGTTGTTAACACAAAGTCAGAGTGTTTTTCTATTCTGTCTAATAATCTTAACTTAATATCTATGTCCTCTGCTTCGTTAAAAGCATTACCTAGATAAGATATAGCATCTGCGTTTAAACGTAGAGTACTTGTCTCTGGAGTTTCTATTAGGTGTAACACATCTTCCATATCTTATTCTCCTACCATTTGACACGGTTTGCCCAGTAAGCTGCACTCATTTTTCCCTTTTTTATATTTCTACGATGTCTAGCTTTAAAACTAGCTCGTTTCTTTTTCATACGATCAGACTCACCAGCTTTAGGTTTACCTGCTGTACTAGCTCCTTGTTGTCCAAATCTAATTGTTTTAACTTTGTCTCCCTCTTTAGCTACTACAATGTGAGACTTTTTAGGATGCTTTGGAGTACGTTTAGGTTTGTTAAATCCTGATACACCTGCTCTAGCTAATCTAGGATCTCTTTTAGCTTTGCTACCTTTTTTATATTCTTCTCTCACGATTTTCTCCTGTAGCTTCTAGTCTTCTTAGCAATCTTTTTAGGTTGTTTACTATGTTGTTTACCTTTCTTAGTATCTTCTCTTTTCTTGCGACTAGTAGCTGCATACTCTGAAGGTGATAAAGCTTTTATAGCTGCTGAAGGCAGATAACGCTCTCCAGTTTCACTAGATTTCTTACCAGACTTAGTGCGCCATTTCTGCTTTGTCCAAGCTTTTAAAGACCTTTGCGATTTCTTTAATGCCATTTTTAATTGCGTCCTTTAGTTTTTTTCGTTTTACCATGTTGCCTTCTTATAGCCTCCTTTCCTCTTTTAGCTATGTCTGCTTGTTGAGATTTACCTGCTACCTTAGCTCTCTGCTCTAGTACAGTTAGTATCTGTATCTTACGAGCAAAAGGTTTCTTTACATTCTTTACTTTACGTACAGTATCTCTAGCGTCCTTTACAGTAGCAAACTTAATACTTACTGTATCTTTAGGATTCTCGTCTGTATACAAACGCCTACCACTGCCTTTAGGTTTTTTACCTGTTCCTTTCTTAGGATCAGCCATTAGGTATAACCACCACCAGCAGCTTTATATTGTCTTGCAAGCATCTGAGCTTTTCTAGCACTCCACTGACCGGGTTTTCCACCCTTGGAGCCAGCCTTGATTTTATTAAACAATCTTTTACGCATAGTAGGCTTAGTATAATTACCAGCTTCATTTACTCTAGATTTAGCTTTTTTCTTTTTTGCAGCCATTATTCATCCTCTTCTTTTTTAATCATCGGATCTCTAAACAAATATTTACTACCAGCTTCATTAGCAGGTATTACTCTCACTTCACAATAAGCTTTGAAGTATCTAGTCTTTTCTCTAACAAAGTTTTGTTTATGTACACTTTGATGTATTAACGCATCTTTGTATTCTAAACAACTTGTAAGCTCTTGAAAGTAAAGTTCTAACCCAGTAGGTATATTAGTAGGAGAAAGTAAAACTAAAACAAAAATCATAACAGTGGTCATAATCTTCTCTTCTTAGTAATTGCTTGTCTTATCTCTGCTTTAGGAGCCACTAGTTCCCATGTCAACATTTCCACATCTATCTGATGTGCAGTTCCTAAAACTCTTGACATACTATTTCTTACATATATCTGTGCTCCATACCCACATTGTTGATGGTTATGCTGTAGCCAAGCTATAGCAACCTTATGTCTCTTAGCAGGAGGATTAACTAGTTGTAAATTAGTCCACTCTCTAAGATCACAAAATAAATTAGGTTGTTCAGGATTGTACTCTATTTGTTTAGAAGAGCCTGTACTAGAGCTTGGATCTGTTGATTCGTTTGCTCCTGTATCTTCTCCTGTCTGCTCAAGGACTCCACAATCGCCTGTACCTTCTGTTCCGTCACAGCCACTGCCTGTCCATTCGCCTGAGCCTTTTTTACAGCTTCCTCCGCTATAGCCTCAATCCTTTCACGATCATCACTAGCATGAGCCGTGTTAGCTTGTAAGACTCCCCAAGATACAGCGATAGTTAAACATCCTATGACCATTGGTAATGCCCATGTAGGGACTTTGATACTTCCTTCACTCATATTATTTCCTCTTATTCATTATTCCCATTACGGATCTTACGCCAAATGACGCTGCGATAATTACAGACAGTGCATACTGATACCACTCAGGCATAGCTTCTAGTGCTTTGAATCCATCTTGTACATATTGTACGGTACTAGGAAAGAAGCAAAGTATTAGAGGTACGCTGAATAGTAAGGTAAGCCACTCATCCTTCCACGATTGCTGCGAGGCTCTTGCCATTGCAGTCTCCCAATCAGCAGCAGACTCAGCTTGCTTTACCATTACAGCAGCTTCTGCCTGTGCCTTAGCTTTAGTCTTGGCAGTCTTTCCCTCTAGCCAAGTACTTCCAAGTTTTACTAATCCATCTACCACTGGTATAGCCATCTAGTAACTCCAGATCCAAGGTCTTGGTCTACCTGCTGCATTCTCTATATCATCTAAATGTATAAATCTACCATCACCTTTTTGTGATATTCCAATGCCTTTAAATTTAAGCTCTAGTGCGCCCTCTATGACCCTGTAAGCCTCTTCTCCTCTTACCCTTATGTCTACTGCCTTGCCACTACAATGCGCCCCCGGAGACTCCTTAGCAGCTTCTATGGGATGTTCTGAACAACGATAAGCACTATTGATAGGTAGAGGAAAACCCATGTCTTCTCTTAATTGATCTAGCTTCTGCATAAAATCATGATCCATCTCATATGATCCACAATGAGTACACTTCATTTCATCTTCTGTAAAATATTTATACACTTGTTCTCCTTAACGCTCGTATGATTTTACCGCCCTCTTTAAATTTATATCTAACAGAGCTATCTATTATAGTACCGTCTGAAGCAGGTATAGGCTTAGGTGCTTCTGTTTTTTTCCAATATGTAACACCCTTTGCATAGACCCTATCTCCAATAACTGTCGCAACATCTGCTCCTTTAACAGCTTGTCCAGTTTTTAAATCTATAAATAAATGTTGTCCTGCTGGATTAATACCTACTTCTGTAACATCTTCATCCATCTCTAATAAAACATTTCTTTTAGATGTAAAAGAACCATCAACGGACATCGCAGGAAATTTACTTTTTGCTTCAGGAACATCTAATCCTTTTATCTTAGATGCAATACCAGCCCTTCCTTTTTGATTAACAGAAAATAAAACATCTGTTAATGTTACATAAGGAGCGTATGACAAAGCCTTACCACTGTAGTTGTCTTTATGAACTGTTTGCAGTTTAGATAACGAAGGATTAGATACTCCTGTAATTTTAGAATTTAAATTTAAACGCACTCCTGCTTTAGTACCTTCTTCTACTGGGGCAAGAATTAATTTATCAGCTTTTTTATTACCAGCAGTAGCTGTAGAAACTAAAGAATCTAATTCTTGAGCTTCTTTAATAGAATAGTTTTTTAGCTTAGAACCATCAGTTAAAGACTCATCAACACCTATTTCTAATGGAGAACTAGGAGTAGGAGGAGTAGGTATATCTTCTTCAATTACTTTAGGAGTTTCTCCTTTTCCAATAGATTTAGTAATATCGTCAAATATTTCATCCGATTGTTTAATAGCTACATCATCAGCTTCATCAAAGAACTCTCCAGCTTTTCTAGCTACTGTGCGTCCTACTAAACTACCTAATCCAAAACCTAATCTTCTAAGAGGATCTACTTCTCCTCCACCAACAAACCCTAGTCTCCTAAGAGGATCTTCTTCATCTACGAATGCTGTCCCTGCTTGTTGGTCATACGGCATACCTGTCATCTTATCTATGCGTTCATCTGGCTCTTCTGGAGCATTAGGAACATTAGTAATCTCACCACCTTTAGCTCTTTCATCTCTATTTATTATAAGAGGCTTACCTAACACTCTTTCTGCTACATTAGCTGCGGAACCAACTATAGGAAGTTTTTCACCAAACTCACGCAATGCTCCCTCTTCATCCCCTGCTGCTAGCTCCCTAACAACTCTAACGGGCGTTTTAACTCCAAGATCGACTAAAAAACTTAAAGAAGGAGCCACTGCTTCTAATCCACCCTCTTCTCTAATTATTGATCTCATAGATCCTATGAACTTGTCTATTGCAAAATTACTATAGTTACCAGATAACGAAAGTGCTTTTCCTAAACCTGCAAGCCAATCATCTTCAATAGTAAGTTGCTCTTCTCCCGGCCTAAATTCTGGATTAGCATACTCTTTTAGTGTTTGAACACCAGCGTATATAGGGACGCTAGCGAGAGAAGCTATAGCTAACTTAGCATCACCATTTTCTACTCTTTTAATTAGTTCGTTTGTCTGAGCAGATTTAGCTTGCGCCCATGAAAGAAACTGTCCAAGGGGTCTGATATATGGATTATTTGTTTGGCTGAATAGTAGTCTATTACCTACTGTAGGAACAATAGCGTCTCTGTCTGCTGATTTTCTTCCTGCTCTATCTAATATTCTACCTACTTCTTCTGATTCAAATGCATCAGTAATTTTGTTATACTTTCTAATTTCAGCTAAGTCTTCAACATTTAGCCCTAATTGTTCCATTCTTTTTATTTCTCTTTTAGTCTTAGGTACTCCTTTTCTAGCCATAGAGTAAGCGTTATTGACACCTACATCATATGCAAAGTTTCTAGCTATCTTTGTAATCCTAGGAAGCTGAACCAAACTAAAAAATCCACTGTTAGCCATATCTATTAAATCTCTTCTAGAGCTAAAAGGATTCACGTTTCTAGTTATCATTGCACTATATTCTCTTTCCCAGCTTTGATCATATTTAAAATGAGAAAGCTTAGAAAACTTTTGAGAACCCGGAGCAAATGTTCTTTTTGCTAGAGTTTTAGCAGCCGTGCCAAACCCACTATTAATAAATGGTTGCAGAAGATCTCCAAAGTTTGCGATAGTAACAGTTGTTAAATAGCTCATGTTAGCAAGAGAAGTTCCTAGACGAATAAAGTTTGTTTTACCTCTACTTATATCTCTGCTTCCAAAAGCTCCCCAGTATGCTTCTATAGACTCTACAAGCTGATCTCTATACTTCTGTCCTCGTTCTATAAATTTAGGATTGTTATCTATTGCTTTTTTAATTTGAGTTAAAGCTTCATTTATAACTTGACCATTAGCACCAAAAACTTCTACGAAGTCAGCAACTTTTATAGATTTCAACCCATAATTACCTACAGCCTGACCTGCATCTATGTTTATCCAGCCACGTTCAGCCATGTATCTGGTAGCTTCTTTATCAGTTAAAGCTCTTTCATTCTCAAAAAAATCAGCAGCTCTTCTAAATATTATATCTCCTTTAGTAACACCTTCCGATTCAATAGTTTCAGTAGCTTTACCAAAAGGAGAATTAAATCTATATCCTGTTTTAGACAGACTCTCTAAACCAGTTATTCCTTTAAAAAAAGACATGGGATCAGGAGCCTTGCCTATATTTGCTCTTTGAATTTTAACAGCTTGAGCTAAATCTTCTAAAAATTTAGATTTATTTTTTTGTATGTAAACTAAATCCCAAAGCTGTGGAAGACCATAATCCTCTATCTCTTCAAACTTTAACCCAACTTCTTGCATCCGAACTTTAGTTTGATTCACAAGATCTTCAAGTTCTGGAACAATGCGTCTTACTTCATCTAATTGTTTTTGTTTTAGTTTAGAATATTTACCAGTAATTCCTCTATAGCCTACTTTCAAAGAATCTAGATCTGTATACCCTCTCATAACTTCACCAGCTACTTTGTTTACTGTTGGATCATTGATAGAGTCTCCTAATATTTCTGCATGTCTTCCTAAAAAGTTAGATTGATTTCTAATTGTTCTTGCTTCCACTGAATCTGCTGAAGAGCCAAACTTACTAAATAACATATTGCCTATAAGTTTATTCCATCCTCCCTGTGCCTCTAATCTTGTGCTAGTGGTAGAAGCAGTCCCTACTTTTAATACAGATCTAAGATTACTAAACGCAGAATCTCTTAATATTAATTTTCCTGTTTTAATATCTAAATCAGTAAGAGTCTTGCTTGTTTCTAGTCTTCTACTTAAAAAGCCTAGTGTTGCTCCTGCTGCTATTGAGCCAAAAAGAACTGTGTCATCATACTCATCACCAAGAATACCTCCGTATGCAAGACCACCTATACCACCAACAATAGGTCTAGTTATCTCATGCAACACAACAGAAAGTATTTTATCTGTTAGCTTACCTTCTGATTTTAATTTTTCTAATACTTTGACTGTTGCTTCTGATTTTTCAGGTATGTATTGCTCAAGAGATGCTCTAATAGTTTTATTCCTGAGTTCTGTTCTTTTTTTTCTTAGCTGAGTAAGTTGGTTGTCATATGTTTTGTAGGCTTTTGATCCTTCAGGATATAACTTTCTATAATGTGAAAGCACATCTATAGTCCTACTTAGTTCATTAGTAACTTCTAGTTCTTTACTTAAATTAGAAATACCATTAGAACTAGATACATCGTCAGTTGAAATAACTCTCTTAGCCGTTTGTTCTAAATCATCTGTTTCTTTAGCTGATAGATTAGGAGTAATGTCTGCTTCAGGAGTTTCAGGTTTTACTTTATTAATGTCAGTAGCTGCATCAGCTAATTCATCTTGAAAAGCTTTTGGAAATAATTTATAAGTAATACCTGCTATAGAGGCTGGAGCAATCGCTCCTATCGCCGTAGCTGCTCCTACAGTGCCTAAGCTTGCATCTTCTCCTTTGTAAGCTACCTCTCTAGCTGCAACATCAGCCCCTACAAAAGCTCCTCCAACTGCGCCTGACTTAGCCATAGTACCGCCTATAGTGGCTGCTTTACCTAGTTTAGTCCAAGGAATCAACCATGTTATAGGATCTACCAATGCTGTTCCTAGCCTACCTGAAAGAACTGTACCATCTTCATCCCCTTCTTTTAATCCTCTCATTTCTGGGAACTTATCAAGTATTTCTTCTTGTCTTTCGTTTTCTTGAGTACGAAGAGAATCTCCATATGTCATATCATTAAACAGATTATCATACAAAGCTTTTCCATGAGTAAACAAAACAGAGTGTAAGAACTCCTCTTGCTCTGCACCATATGCTAACTTTTTACCTGTTTCTATATTTTCTAGGTCTGGAGTATAGCTATCTACTGATCCTCCTATGGAATCTAAATATTCTTGATACTCTTCATCACTCATTATGTCCATAAACTATACCTATTAAACGCTTAGTCTTTCTTTTAAAATACGTTTAGCAAGCTCTACAGCAGCAGTAAAAGCATCTCGTTGTAGAGAATTCAAATCAGGATTTCTTTTAAACATGTCTTCTAGTTCAAAGTCTAAATTTTCTTCTATTGATCTGCTGCTACTTAAAAAAGAATTAGACTTTACTAATCTATTTGCCATTACAGGAACTAAATCTGAAAGTCTTTTTTCTTCTCCAGCTAATGCTGAATCTATTTCATCCATCTCTTCAGGAGAAATAGATGAATCAACTACAGGATCAGATGCGGGTCTAGACATCAAAGATTGTGGAAGAAAACCACTACTAACACGAGAAGGTTTATTACGGCCTCTAGAAGAAGCTACAAACTTTTGATCAGGACTAGCAGAGCCACTCAATCTATCCATTTGTTTTTCTTTAGCAGTTAACACTGCTTCTTGTTTACCTAATAACAAATCTTCAATAGGAACATTTACTTTCTGTGCTGTAAGTCCTTGTCTTCTAAAAGGTAATCTAGGATTAAAAGAAGAAGCCTGTACATTAGCAGGTTTTGGATTATATGGTTCTCCTGCTTTTAGTGCTTCCCACTCAGGAAAACCGCTATAGTCAAAAGAATCTTGATCATATAAATAATCTTTGTCGTTTTTATCTACAAACTGACGCTCTAATTGTAATAACTTATCACGCTGCTCAATTACATTTTTACCTGCTTTATAGCCATTTAAAACTGCTTGCCATGATTTAGTCTCTAGCAACTTAGCATGATTTTTTTGTTGACTAGGTAAAAAAACAAATGTCTCAGAAACGGTTTTTGGATCTGTTTTTGGAACATTAGAAGTATAACCATCGCTCATTTTTTTATTAATTTCGCCAACTTCAGGGCCATACTTAAAATATAAAATTGTCCTTCCTTTTTCAAGACCTTCATCCGTTCTCCCTTCTTGCCCTTCTGGTAAAAATTTTGTGTATAAATTATTCTCCATTATAAACTGATGAGTTCTAGTTACTTCATTTAAAAATATTGACCTGCCTTCTGCATCAGTCTCAGCTCCTGCTAGTGCTCTTTGAAATGCACTATACTTTGAAGAATCAGTCAGTTTAGACATGTTGAAAACTTCTGCTTGAGTTCTAACAATAGCAATCTCAAAAGCAGCATCAGAGGCTTCATCAAATTCTTTTTCTGCTACATTAAGAGGACTAGCTTGAGCACCTAAACCTGAAGGTAAGCTACCAAAATAAGACTTATCTTCAACTTCTCTTACTCTTTCTGCAGCAAATCTAGCCCTTTCTTCTTCATAGTCAAAAGTGTCAGTTTTTAAGGATCTAATCTGTTCTTTCTTTTTATATTCCGTAGCATTTAAATCTGCTGCTACTTTACCTACAGACTCTCTTTGTTGTTCTCTGAGAAGAGAAGAAGGTATCCTTCCTTCTTTTATTAAATCAGCAGGAGTCGCTTGTCTTGCTTTGTCTACTACTTGTTGCGCCCAAGGCAGAAGAGAATCATACTGGTCTACTGCACGATTAAAATTTTCTAATTCTTCTAATCTAACTTGTCTTCTAAGTAAATCATTTCTAGCATTATCAGTTAATCCTTCATAAGAAGGTTTACCATCAACCATAGTCACATTAAATCTTTTATTAAGAAGTTCTTTAGCTGTTCGTATAATTTCTTGATTCTGTAAACCGTATCCAGTTTTTAAACTAGTAACAAATCTTTCATTTAAATTAACGTCTTCTCCGCTTGCATCTACTCCAGTAAAACCAGCAGCTAATGATGCTTGTCTAATTCTTCTGTCCCTATACTCATCAAATGATTCTCTTCTAAGTTTTCTCCCTGCCCACCTTACTCCTGCTTGAACAGGATTAGAAGAAAACGGATTATACTTTTTGTAAGCTCTATCTTGTTGTGCTTTGCTTTTAGCTGATAATATATTTTTTCTTGCAGCTTCTGCTTGTTTTACTTCTATATCAGCCAAACCTCCTGTTTTGTATACATCATTTTCTAAATCAGACATATAACCAGACCAAGAAGATTGTTTTTGATAATCCTCTCCAAACATTTCTCTGAATCTAGGTGCTGCTTCTAACTTAGCTGCTTCTATTATTCTTTGACCATGAAACATTTTTTCAGTCAATCCTGATTTTTTTAATGTATCTTCATAGGTTTGAAAGTTTTGCTTTTCTGCTGCTTGTCTTCTTTGTTCAAGTTGAAACTGTCTACCTTTTTCTGTATTAAAAAAGTTAAGTGTTGCCTCTTTGAAAGGTTCTTGTATAAGACCAGCTACTCCTTTTGTAATACCTGCTGCCACAGGAGCACCTACAAGCTGTAGTAATAACGCTTGCCTTCTATCTTTTTCTCTTTGTCGTTCTTCTTCTTCTCTCGTCATCTGTAAAGAACGAGCGTATGCGCTACCAAAAGCTTCTCCAAATCCGTTAGCCATTTATCTTTCTCCTAGTAAAGATGGTTGAGGTAGTTCTTGAGTTTGTATACGTTGATCTAAATCTTCTGGAAACTCTTCATCTTTTTCTACAGTTCTCATATTTCCTAAAGCAGAATCCAGTACACCCATATCCATTTCATCTGTTGTTCTTCTATCTGTAGCATCATCATCATCTATTACAAAATCTATGTCTGCTCTTTCTGCAAGAGCCATGATCATGTATGCTAAAGGTTCAGCTAACAACAGAACCATGTCTGGGTTTATGATTCCATCTTCAAATGCTTCAACTAGAAAAATCTTTACAATATCCATGATTGGAAATCTTTGTCCTACTAGTTCCATAAGATTAGGATATACATCTTCATCTACAAACTTAGCAAAAAAGTATTCTAAGGCATCAGTTCTATCTGTGTATGTGGGAGGTTGTTCCCATGCCCAAGGAGTATCAGGGTCACTAGTTAAAGATTGACCTGCCATTGGACGCTCCATACGAGCAGCCTTCTCCTGTATAAACTGATCCATATCTACAGGTTCTTGTTGTTCCATTTCTAATGCAGATTCTGCCATAATTATTCCTTATGCAAATCTCGCCATATATTCATTATAGGCATTAATACCTCCCCATTGTCCTTGAGGAGATCCATATAGTTCTGATTGCGAAGCAGTGAAGAAATCGTAATCACCTCCAAACATTTGAGAAGTAGCTGGAGCCTGTGACATAAGTGACGCATAAGCCATTGAGTAGTCCTGTGACGGCCTTTGTACTGGCCCGGATACTGACCCAAAGGGTGTACCTTGTCTGGGTGCGTCAGGGGCTAACAGTGGGTTTATGGCGGTCTGCTGTACATAGTTGGAGGCTAAGTTAGAAGGCTTTAAAGATTCGCCTACATTCCTTACAAACTCTCCCGGTTGCTCACGTATGAACTCTCCTGCTTTACTTAGAAGAGATTGTTTAACTGGCTCAGTCGTTGTTTCTCCTAACAACTCAGCAGCATAGTCCTCTGCACTTACCTCTTTAGGAGGAGAATACATAGTATCAGGATTTCCAGTTAAACTAGCATCTCCTTTATATATCTGTTCCATAGTTATCTCAGCAGGTTTAGTTCGTGTAGTTAAGACTCTTCCTTGTCCTATGTCATAGGTAAACTGACTTATATTATCTACTATACCTTGACCTACTTCTCCTAATACAGAAGTACCTCCTGCTTCAGTTGATTTAAAAAATGCATCAGGAGCTTCTGCAAAAAACTCACTAAATTTATTTTGCCCTAACTTATCTAAACCAATTTTGTTTCCTACGAACCTTGTCGTATTATCAATAAAACCACTAACTGCATCTGTTACAGTTTTAAATGGGCGCATGATTGGACTAGCTGCAAATTTACTAGCAGCATCTAAAGTCCATCCTACTCCTCTGGCAAGTAGTGAAGCGTTACTTCCAGCAGCTTGCACAGCAGCAGAGAACCCTTGTGCTGTTCCTAATGATGCCCCTGTGCCTAAACCTGCTATCCCTCCTATGCCTCTTAACATAGCACTACCTACAGCAGGTAATATGAAAAACATGGCAATCTGTCCCATGATGCCAATCTTATTCATAAACTTGCCAAACTTTTGAAAACCTTTCTTGATGCCTTTACCAATCTTTTTAAAAGCACCTTTAAGTTTTTTACCTAGTTTTTTAAAAAATCCCACTTACTTCTCCTTTAAGCTGTTTCGTCAAATCTGTCTCTAGGATCATCTGAATCTTTTTCTCTAGATTCTCCAATTAAATCATCTATTAAATCATATATTCTAGTTTGAGTATCTGCAAAATCTCTATGAGTCATTAGCTTCTCATTACCTAATGCAGCGTTTACTATATTCATTTTACGATCAAGTTCGCTTTGTGCATTTTGCTGATTAAAATGTGCAGCATCTCTAAGCTGTTGCCAAACAGCAGACTGTGCTTGTGCTGTTAAATTAAATTGCATCTGAGCATTCTGAGCATTGACTGCATTCTTAGCTGCTGTATCTATAGTATTAGCTTTCCTTCTCCACTCTACATTAGACTGTTGTACAGCTTGAGCATTCTGAGCATTCCAAGAATCTGCTCTAAAGTCTAACTCTGCATCAAACTGTTTTATTCTATTTATCTGATCAGCATTGAATGTATCTGCTTTTAGTTGATTCTCAGCAGAGATAGCCTCCATCCTATTAGCTTCAGATGCATTAAACTGTGCCATCTGATTTGCTTGGGCTGTATTAAATTGTGACATTTGTGCAGCTAGGCTAGCTTGAAACTGATTAGTCTGATTCTGTGATGTAGCATTAAACTGCCTTGCAGCATTCTCAGCAGATTGATTAGATAGCATACGTTGTTGTTTTAGTTGTTGGTCTAACATAACAGCCTGTTGTCTATTATTTAAATTAGCCATATCCATCTTCAAAAAGTTTTGAGCATTTTCAATAGATACTCTGGTAGAAAGATCTGCTGCTTGCATATCCATCTGAGCTTTTAACGTAGCATCTTGCAAAGCTGCCTGTTGATTAGCATCAAAATCTCTCATCGTCATAGTCTGCATAAACTTACTATTAACCAATTCTCTTTGTTGGGCAGCATTAAACTTAGTTAAATCTACATTTGCTTGTGTAGCTGCATTCTGTAATGCACGTTGCTGATCTACATTTAACTGTGCCTGATTCATCTCAGAAGCAATTCTTGCAGCAGTTATATTAGTCTGTAATCTAGTATTAAGATTCGCTAACTCTGTCTGTTGCGCTGCACTGAGATTCTCAGAACTTGCTTGATTCTGTGCGGTTAGATTAGCTAACCTAATTTGTTGTTCGTTAGATAGATTAGCAAGCTCCATCTGTTGTTGAAATGCAGCATTCTTAGATAAGAAATCTGCTGCCATATTCATCTCTGCTAGACGCTCTTGATTCTGAGCAGTCATGTTTTCACGCTCAGTAGCGTCAGCTATTTGAAGTTCTGCTAATTCTAATTGTTGCTCATTAGCTAAATTTTGAGCATTTGTAGCTTGTTGATTCTGAGCATTTAAAACTGCTTGTTGTTGTCTATTTTGAAGATTTTGAAGTCTTGTTTGTTGCTGCTGTTGTGCAGTAGTTAATACTGCTTGCTGACTAAACTGACTCTGTAGTGTAGCCATAGCTTGTGCATTCTGTGCAGTCTGTGATTCTGCTGTTTGACGATTAGCTAAGTTAGCCATACGTCTTTGCATATCCTGAGTAGCTTGTGCTAAATTAGCTTGTTGCTGGTTACTTAGGTTCTGTGCTGCACGTTGTTGAAGTGCTTGTGCATTGCTCTGAGCGATAGGTATTGCAGTTTGTATGATAGCGTTAAATAAAGCATCTCTTCCTACTGTAGAAACAGATAGTCCTCTTTGAGCTAGGTTTTGTTCTACTGATGCAATAGCTGGTCTAGCCCATGCAGGAGTCTTACCTTCCTCCATTCCTGCAAGAAGAGTCTCCATCTGTGAAGATACTAAAGCTTCTGTTGGTAGTGCTGCTACTGCTGCACGTACCTCTACAGGTTGATCATCTATTTGTGCAGTTACTTTAGCAGGATCTTCAACTACAGCAGCAGTTATTTCAGGAGGTAAATCACCTACTGCTGCTACCATACTAGCTGCTGCACCTGATCTAGCTGTTCCTTTTATAGCACTTCTTTGTGCAGCTTCATATCCTAAATTATTTTGAATTACTGCTTCTGTACCATCTGGTGCTGCTTTTCCAGTAATAGCTTCTCTATCTTGTTTTTCTGCTGCTGATGTCTCTGCAACATCTGCTGTAGTTCCTGAAACTGTTTCAACAAGAGAAGAAGGATCTTGTGTAAATGTAACTGTTCCTGCTTTTGCAGCCTGTTCTTGAGCATCATCTCTAGCAGCAACATCTACTTTACTATCTGGAGTAAACTGCGCTGTTGTTGCAGTAGCTTCAGCTTCATCGCTTAATTGACCTTGCGCTGCTTGTGTAGCTCCTAAGCTTCCTACTTTTGCTGCTTGCATTTTAGCAGTATCCATACCTAGATAAGAATCTGCTTTTAAACCTAGTTGATTTACAAGCTGTTCTGGATTATAATATTTCTTAGATAGAATTCTTTTTCTTCCTCGTCTATCTACCTGAACTATAGAATAAGTACCATCTTCATTTTGTACAGCACTAGTATTTGGGCCATATTTTCCACTAACCCCCTCTTTTAAATCATCATTTAAACGATCAATAGAAAACTCAAAAGGTGTTTCAGCTTTTGTAGTTGTTGCCTCTGTAGTTGTAAGATCTTGAGTCTTTACAGCTTCAGCAGGATCTATCTGTTTATCTTTTCTGCTTATCTCTTCTATTTCATCATCTTGAGTAATTACATCTGTACTGGTAGTGTCTAATTTTTCTACATCTGTATCAGCATCTCTTTTAAACGCTGTAGACTGTGCTTGAGTTTTTAGTTCCTCATCTACAGTTAAAGGAGAATTAGTTGTTTCTGGAGGTGCTCCAATCCCTGTTCCTGCTTGTGCAGCTTGAGCTACTACTGAATCAGTAACATCATCCATAGTATCCGTAATTATACCTCTATTTGTAGGATTAGCTAACGCTGTACCTGCTGAAGTTGTTCTAGTAGGCTGAGGAGTGGGAGTAGTATTTGCAGTAGTTTTTACAGGAGTTTCTGAAACAACAGGTTCTGTTTCTCTGAATAGTTTTCGTCTTTCAGCAGCACGACCAAAAGCACCACCACCAATTTGATACTTACGTCTACGCTTTGCAGCTTGAACTACTTTCTTTCTAGTTCTTAATGATCTCTTTTTACTCATTCTAATACCTTATAATAAATGGGATAATAATACTGTCGCAGCAGTAGTAGTAACGATTGTTATCACAAGCCAAGCCAGCTTCTCCCATCTTTGTGCGTGACTATCTGTAGCTTTACGAAGCTCACGTAGTTCTACAGTGCATTCAGCCCAGCGTTCTCCACACTCCTTTTCATGCTCTGCAATACGGTCTAAAGCTTCTAAAGCTATATCCATTTCTGTTTTAATGGCAGTCTCCAACTTAGGCACTACTGTTTAGCTTTACCAATGTTCAAGGCAATCAAGTCTAAAAACTTATAAGCCTTTGCTACTAGCTCATCATCTTTAGGTGTAGGAGTCAGGGCAGCTACTGCTGATGCTAAAGCTACCGCTGCTGTTAATACGTTGAATACGTCAAATAGATACTCCATTACCAAGGTACTCCATCAGCTTGTGCAGCTTTACGATCTATCTGAGCCTGTACCTTTGCAGTACGCTCTGACTCAATCCTAGCTTTAAACTCTTCAGCAGTCTCGTCACCTACTTTACAGGCTTCCCAAATCCACCCAAGTACATCACTTTCTTTTAGATCTGCGTAGGCTATAAAGTCACCAGAAGAAGCATCATACTCAAAGCGTTGCTTGCCTCCTTCAGTAGCTGTTTCACCACCTTCACCATCACTAGCTGCTAAGAGTTGCCAGTATGCAGTAATTACACCACCGTCAGCGTCTACTCTTGTCATATTACTGACTGACCATGTTGTTGCTATTGCCATTATAAGCCTCCTTCAGACTGTGCAGCTTCATAGGCTGCTTTGGTTGTATCGTTGTGAACAGCGTCACAAATTGCTTTTACTTTGTCGCTTTCGCTACTCCAATCATCAGCAGGGCTAACAACGTGCCTGTGAAATGATCTAGATAGTTCTGTGTCATCTTCTTTAATAACTGTAGCAGTTCTTACTTGAACCATACTCCAATCACCACAATCAACGACTTCTACTTTGTCTACGATCTCTGTTTTAGTTAATGCCATATTTTTCTCCTTTTGTGTCTGTGCTTACCGTCCAGTAAGCGTAAGTTTGAAATAATTATGTGCGATACGTCATTTGAAAAGTAAAAGTTGTCGCAGTCGCATCATCAACATTAGTTTCCATATAAACCTGACTATTATTTGCTCCAGTGTAATTGATGATATATCCTGTTGAATCATTGGTGTTATACGGGTATGCCGTTACTAAGCCTAGTAGTCCAACTGAGGTGGCAGCGTGCATTGCAAATGGCACTGAAAAGCTTATTGATGTTTTTCCGGTAGAAGTAGGATCGACAG